CTGCAGGCGCTCCGGCCGCGTTGCCCTGAAGAATTCGGCCCAGAAGCGCAGCTCGCGCATCACGCGCGTCTTGCCGCGCTTGCCGAACGCTTCCAGCCCGTCGACAAACGGCACCGGCGCGCCGAATGCCATGCGATGGACCTCCTCCGTCCAGACGTCGGTGAACCAGAACGGGAACCAGGTCGTGAACGGCTTGCCCAGCGCGGCGGCAAAGCGCGGGGTCATCACGGCAGCGGCGAGCGCGTGCGGTTCCTCCGCGCACTTCCAGCTGACGAGCGGCGTCTGCGCGCCATCCAGGCTGGCGATGTACTCGTCCCACCAGCAGGTGAGCGTCCAGGTGTCGTCGGTCCATTGCATCAGCCAGTCGAACTCGCCGGCCAGGGCCGCCTCGTTGCAGCGCTGCATGTAGGGCACTGCGGCGGGCCCGGGCCAGCAGATGACCCACGACGGCATGCGCCGCAGCGTGTCGGCGTCGTCCTGGTTGCACACCACGTTCCACGAAATGTCGTGCTTGCCGCTCGCGAAATCGCGCATCTGCTCGAGCACTGCGGCGAACTTGCCGCCCGAGCGCAGCGTCGGCAGGACGATGCGGATCTTCACTTCGAGTCGTCCGCGTAGCGCGGATCGCGCCAGCGCGGGATCCTTTGCACCTTGGCGTTCTTGCCGTCCTCGCCGGCGCCGGCCGCGGCGGTGCCATCGGCCTGGTTGGGGTCGATCGCGCCGGTGGTCTTGGGCGCGATCGTCTCGAATGTGATGCCCATGCCAGCGGCGAGCGTGTTTTCGTCCTTGATTTCCTGCAGCACGTCCTCGAGGTCCTCGCCGTTCTCGGCGGCGATGCGCGTGCGGCTCTTGATCTTCGCGTTGATCGCCTCGATCGACGCGCCGACCTCCTTGAGCGGATCGACCCAGGCCCAACGCCGGCCCTGGAAGTAGACGCTCTGGTACTGGTCGAGGCGCTCGGCCGGGAAGTTGAGCTGGCCCATGAGCACCTGCTGCGGCATCCAGTCGCAATAGAGCGGGCCGTGCAGGTGCTCGCAAAAGAAGGTCTGCAGCCCCATCCACATGTCGCGCTCGTCGAGCTCGCCGATCCTCGCGCTCGAGTAGTTCACGCCCTCGAGGTCGTTCGCCAGGTTGTGATAGGCGACGCCGAGGCCAGCCGAAACGCCGCGCAGCATGGCCTTGATGAAGGGCTCGACCGCGGCGTCGGGATACTTCGGATTCCAGCCGGCGTTGAATTTGTAGCCGGGCGGCAGGCCGATCATCATCCCCGGCTCCGCGGCGAAGCTCGGGTCGCCCTTCTCGCCACCCCAATCCTCGGTGCCGTCGCCTTTCGGGCCAGGCGCCGCCTGGGATGCGAGCGTCTGCATGCCGTCGGGCGATTCAATGAAGCCCATGGCCGCGGCGCCGACGCGCGCCGCAATGACGGCCGCCTCCTCGAAGGCGCCCATGTTGACGAGGTTGAGCAGCGCCGCGTACATCCAGGGCACGCCGCGCACCTGCTCGGCGAACTCCGGCACGAAGACATGGATGATCTCTTCCGCCGGAACGCGGTCCATCTCGAGCGTGTAGCCGGAGAACTGCCACTGCGAGGGCTTGCGCCGCAGGATCCAGTAGGCGACCGGCTTGGCGTCGGCGTCGACCTCGATGCTGGCGTGGATCGCGCCGCCGTTCGGCAGCGCCTCGTTCTTGTATTCCCACAGGCGGTCGACGTCGATCACCTGGATCTGATACCCGTGCTTGCCGTATTGCGGGCCCTTCAGCTTGCGCAGCAGGAGCTCGCCGTCGGTGGCGAGGTTGCCGGCGAGGAGGCGCTGCACCGTGTTCCATGACCATTTGCCGGTGAGCTCACAGTTGCCGGGCCTCCCCCAGCTCTCCCAGCACTCCTCGATGCGGTCGTTCGCCTTCTTGTTCGGCTGGCCGGAGGAGATGAGCCGAACCTTGCCCTCGAGGCGGAACGGTGCCGGGCCGCAGACGTTGTCGACCACCATCTGCACGAAGCGCCGCGCGAACGGGTTGTTCTGCCGAGCCTGGCGCGCCCGCGCACGCAGCACGCGCAGCTGGAAGCGCAGCGTGGTGTTGATGAACTGGGTCTCCGCCTGCAACGAGGCGGTGAGACGCGAGATCTGCGCCGCGGCGTAGCCGTATTGCGCGCGAGCGCCGCGCGGCCGCACATAGCCGAGCTTGCCGGCCGCCCAATCGAGGACGCCCATCAGAGTCGAAAGACCAGGCGGTTGCCGGCGCCCCGGCCACGACGCAGCCGATCGGCGGCGTCCTGCATGGCGACTTCCGCGCGGTAATAGTCGCGCCAGTCCATCAGCTCCTTCGCCGCCATCTTGACGATGTGGCGCGAGCCGATCGTGTACTCGCTGACGTCGATGCCCGACCGGCCCTCGAGGAGCGACTCGATCGCGTCCAGCATCTTGCGGGCGTGGGTGCGGAAGTCGAGCGAGCTCGCCTGGTCGAAGCGCGCGAGCACGATCAGCACGCCGCGGTCGACTTCGTAGACCTCGCTCGATCCGCCCGAGACCTCGGCCGCCCAGGCGTACTTGCCGGCCGTATAGGCGGCGGTGGTCGCGGCGGGCGTGTTGATGGCGAAGTTGTCGCCGTCGGCCGTGGCGGTGAGCTCGATGTGGGCGCCGGTGGCCGCCAGCTGCTTCAGCCAGTACTTGAGCGTCCAAGCCGAAGCCGGGTAGTCGGTGAGCAGGTCCTCGCGCCGCCACTGCCAGGTGACGCCGGCGCGCATCTCGGGCGGTTCGCGGCGGGGGATCTCGGAAGATTGCATCGCCTACCCCCCCTTGAAGTTGGTGATCCAGCTCGATTTGCGGCCGGGCCGCGCCGCGGCCTCGGGCTGTGCAGACGTTTGCACTTGCGGGGCGGCCGGCGGTTGCTCGGCCTTCGCCGGGCCCGCGAACAGGTCGCCGCCCTGCGGCTCGATGACCTGCTCGACCTTTGCCCAATCGTGGTCGCGCTGGACGTGGACGCGGATCCGCGGGTGCATCGCGGCCACCATCGCGTAGACGTAGGTATCGAGGCCTTCGTTGCGCCGGTTGTGCAGCTTTACCCAGGCGCGCTTGTTCGGATCGAAGATCTCGGCCGAGAGCTGCATGTAGTAGTCGTCGGGCAGATCCGCGCCGAAGTGCACCAGGCGCGCGCTGGCCATGGCCTGCTTGCGATCGCCGGAGAGCCGCGCGAACAGCCGGTGCTTCGCCGAATCGACGCCGACCAGCCAGAGCTCGCCGCCGCCCTTGATCACCTGGCCCTTCCAGGTCACGTCGACCAGGCTCGGGCGGCCGACGATCTGGCGGCCGCGCTGGCTCGCGCCCTTGATCGCGAACACGCCGAGGTTTTTCCGCAGGCGCGTGTAGTTGAGGACGTCGTCGGTCAGGTAGCCGGAGTCGACGGCCGTCGAGAGAATGCGCATCGGCACGGAGAAGCTGTTCATGAACGGCTTGCCGAGATAGGCGTCGAGCGCGTTCCAGATCTCCGGCCGGGTCGGATCGCCAGGCAGCGCCAGCCAATCGACGACGAAGGACTGCTCGTTGCGGCCCCAGCCGACGACCTGGATCTCCAGGCGGTCCTTCTGCACGTCGACGCCGGCGGTCAGCACCAGGCAGCCGCGCGGGATCGCGCGCAGCGCATACGGCTCGGCCCTGGCCTTCAGCTCCTCCCAGTCGAGCCGCTCGTCGGGATCCTCATAACACTCGCCGAGGCGTGTATTGACGAAGACCTTTAGCCGCGCGGGATCGCGCTTCACTTCCTCGAAACGCGTCGCGAGCCACCCCCAGGAGCGGCCGAGACCGAGCGGCGAGTACAGCGCGTTGAGGTGGAAGCCGACGATCGCGCGCTCGGGGAAGGTCGCGCGCCATTCCCCGCGCTCGAGCATGCGCGTCTTCTCGTGCTCCTCGATCAGCACGCCACAATGCTCGCAGGCGTAGCGGGCATCGTCGGCGTTGTCCGCCGTGTATTGCAGGTTCGCCCACTTCAGGTCTTGCATGCCTCCGCAATGCGGGCACGGCACGAAGAAGTGCCGCTGGTCGCTGCGCTTCCAATCCTTGTTGATCCTCGACAGCGATTCGATCGTCGGCGACGAGGTCTTGAAGATCTTCCGGTTCGGGAAGTTGCTGGTGCGCGCCTCGGCGATGTCGACCGGGTCGCCCTCGTCCTCGATCTCGCGCGGGAAGCGGTCGACCTCGTCGAGCAGCAGCTTCTTGATCGGCATCGAGGACAACCCGGCCGCCGAGTTGGCGCCGGTGATCATCAGGATGCCGCCGTCAAATTCCTTCGATAGCGTCGTGTTGCCACTGTCGCGAGAACGCGCCGGCGCGACCTTGGCACGCAGCCGCGACGTGTCCATGATCATCGGCGCCAGGCGCTGCTTCGACCAGCGCTCGCCGACCTCGACGGTCGGCAGCACCACCAGCATCGAGCTCGGCGAGTGGTCGATCGTGTAGCCGCACCAGTTCAGGCCGGCCTCCGACTTCACCATCTGCACCGAGGCCATCAGCACGATCTCTTGCGCCGGGTGATGGTCGGAAAGCACGTCCATGATCTCGCGCGCGAACGGCGTGCGCGAGGTTCTCCAGCGCCCGGGCTCGCTCGCGGCGCGCTGCGGCAGGATCCGATGATCGTCGGCCCATTCCGAGACGCTGATCCGCGGCGCAGGCCTCCAGCCGGAGGCCCACCCCTCGTCGACCGCCGCGATCGCGCGCTCGCCGGCGCCGAGCACCTGGCGCTCGGCCTCGGCGACAGCCTGGTTCACTTATCGGCCGCTGGCGTCTCGAGCGGTACGGTGACCGCACGCGCGATCTCTTCGCAGATGCCGCGCAGCTCGCGATCCCAGATCTCCGCGCGCTTGGCCGGATCGGCTTCACCAGCCAGGAGCGGGTCGAGCCGGAAGCGCAGGTTCATCACCGCCTCCTGGCCGGCGCGCCCGAGCTGCAACTCTCGGCGACGCACGATCTCGGCGTCGACCAGGCGCCCCTCCTTCTCGTCGCGTTCCATCCGCAGCAAGTCGTTCTTCAGCACCTCGCCTTCGGCGCGGTGCTTCTGCAACAGCTGGTAGGTCGTGTCGTTCGGGTCGAGCTTCGGGCTCTCTTCTCCGCGGCCCTGGCGCCGACGACCACGGTCGTGGCGATGACGCACGCCCTCTTTCGAGGGATCGGCGATCAGCGCGAGCCGGGCCTCTGAGGCTTCGACATCGACGAGGCCGCTCTCGGTGACCACCAGCTTGCCGTCCTTGGCGTAGCGAGTTGCCGTAGATCGGTTCCAACGCTTACGGCGCGCAAATGCAGCTTTGCTTTCAAGCATATGCGTACCTCGTTGCGGGGATGGGCGTTGCTATGGGTGCTGCTTGTTGCCTAACCCTGCAACGCTATCGCTGGTTGGAAAACGCGGTCTTGGCGCC